GTGTCGAGTCGCGGTGAACTCGTAAAAAACGCCGCCCGTCTCCCGCGCGCTCCCGCGCGCCCCCGCCCCGCGCCGCGGGGCACCAGTGTTTCGCAACAGGACAGGCGCGCCCCGCCTGTGCCCGCCTGTCCGCGTGCACCATGCGCCGCGCCCACTAGTGCACCCTCGCCAGCGGTGCTACCAGTGCAGTGGGGTGGAGCTCGCCCAGGTTGCATCTGCGATGCTCAGGCCGCAGGTTGGGCAGGGTATCGGGGCCACCGTGGGCACGGGGGATGACGTGGCCCAGGGTCATGCCCAGGGGGGTCAGGCCGGAGGCACCACGGGGGATGCCACCCCCACACCTGCCACACACCCACCCATCGCGCGCCAGTACCTGGGCGCGCAGCCTGCGCAGGGTGGCACCACGGGGGCGGTCAGCCATCCATGAAGCGGGCCACCCACGCCCGCCTGGTGGGACCACGCCAGGGGCCGCCGTCTACCGTCGCCGCCTGGGCGTCCTGGCTGGACACGTCATGTAGTGGGCCACCCCGCTGGGATTGAACGCCTGCCAGAGTCCCGTATGCGGGGCTGTCGCCCAGGTCACGGGCTGGCTGCACTGGGGACAGGGGCGGACGCGCTGGAACGTCCAGCCGTCCGGAATTGTGAGCAGGCCGCTGGTAGCCATGCCTCATTGTGGCCCCCATCCGCGCCAGCCCGCCCGCACCATCCCCCGCGTGAACTCTGACTGGCCCCCGCTGTCACTCTCCCCCGTTTCGGGCGTCCTGGGCCGTTCTGGCGGGGCAGTTTCGGGGGGTTTGGGGATTTCAGCCGGTTTGGGCTGGTCCGCGGACCAGTCGGGCACCAGCACCAGCTGGCCCGCGGTCATGCGCGCCAGCTGCGAGCGCCGGGGCTTTTCATCCATACGCCACCGCTTCACTCCCATGGTGAATCGCAGCCCGCCATGACAGCCCTGGGATTTCCGGGGGCCGTGCTGGGGCAGAGCAGCCTGTATCGCCACCACCCCACGGCTGACCAGGGCATGGACCAGGCGGTGCGCGGTGGACGGGGCGCGATCGAACGCGCGCATTGTGGGAACGTCATGCCAGGTACGTGATGGATGCTTCCGCGCTGCCCGCTTCAGCTGGGCCAGGGCGTGCTTCTGCCCCTCGCCCAGCACCACCGTGATGCCCCAGCCGGGGGAGTACACCGCGTAGGCGGTCACAGTTCGCCGTCCAGGACCGCCAGCAGTTCATCCACGCACAGCCGCAGCGCGTGTGTCGCCCCCCGCCGTTCGATCCTGGGCAGGGTGGACAGTTCCACCTGGGTGGCGAGGCTTTCCCATTCGCCCGCCAGCTGGTGCAGGGCCATGCGCAGTTCCGTGGGCGTGCGCAGGATCGTGGGCCGTGGTGACTCGGGGCGATGGGCTGCCCGCGTCATGCCCGCTGGTCCCAGGGTGGCGTCCGCCGTCCCACGTTCCGCGACAGCGCCCAGTACATGGGTTCCGCGTGCTGGCCGCCAGGCCGCCAGCCGTTCCGGATCCGCAGGGCGTGGCCGTAGCTGACCCCGAACTGGTGAATGGCTGGCCAGACGTTCCCGTCATGGCGTCTGATGCTCGCGGCGATCAGTTCAGCCGGAAATCTCTGCCGCCTGCGGGGCGCGCCCACGAGCTCCAGGTATCGGGGCACCGTCAGGCTGAGACGCCCGCCCGCCCCAACTTCCGATAAGGGAAGGGGTGTTCCGCACAACGTGCAGTTATGTACCGCTGTCAGGGGCACTGGACCGTATCCTCCACATGGGTGTTGTGACCCACAGACGCTAGCACCGGGCCGTATCCCCCTGCTGGCTGTCCGCGCTGGCCCGTCCTGGCCCTGGGGCTGAGGCGGGCCAGTGTGTTTTCCCCCTGACGCGCGCCTGCCAGCGTCGCCAGGGGTGGTGAATGTTCGCACCCTAGGTACGTGAGACTTCAGTACGGGTGAACTGGTGTAGTAGGGCCGTTCACCCCGTACTGAGGGTGCGAACATTCGCCGCCCGCACCTGTCCACCGTGGGCTGCCAGTTCTCCACCGCGCGTCCACCGCGCGTCCACCGCGGCCAGGTGCGCGCACCCTTTGCGGCCCCCGGAGGGTGGCAGCGTGAATAGACGCGATGCCCTGCTACTGGCGCTGCTGGCCGCGTTCGTCATCGCGTTCGTGGTGGCGGTGACGATTGATCCGGGCGGCCCCTGGGAGCCTGTGTACTAGGGCCGCCCACCTGGCAGGGGTGTGATTTCGTCGGGCCATTCGGACGGGGGCTCACCGGGTTTGGTGACCGCGCCCGCCGCGCTGAACGCCACCCACACCACGGGCATCCGTTCAAAGGGCAGCTTCGTGGCCCCCCAGGGCGATGGCAGCGCCGCCGTGATGCCCGTCTGGACGTAGGAATACAGCTCCATGATGCTGCCGGGGGCGTTCGTCGGAATCCCGCCCGTGATGCCCCGCCGCGGGTCGCCCACGCCCGCTGTCGTCAGCGCCCCAGCACCGCCCTGCACCGCCAGGGCCAGCCAATACCAGCCGGGGGTCAGGGGCGTGCTGGTGAACACCGAATGGACACCGCCCCCCGTGGTCGCCACCGCGCCCGCGTCCACCACCAGCTGGTCGGGCACCCCGCCGTTGTCGCGGTAGATGCCCATGCGGGCCTGGGTGCCAGCCACGCCCGCGCTGCTGGAGCAGGCGATTTCGGACACGGTGACCGGCTGCGCAATGTAGATGTTGGAGGCGTACAGGAACCCAGCGGACAGCGTGAACTGGGTGTTCTGGCCCAGGGGCATGGTGTAGTACAGGCCCGTGCGCAGGGCCATGACCGCGCCCGCCACCCCAGCCGGACCCTGCGCGCCAGCCGGACCCTGCGGCCCAGCCGGTCCCGTGCTGCCCGTGCTGCCAGCCGGACCCTGCGGCCCCTGCGGACCAGTAGGGCCGGGGTCGCCCGTATTGCCAGCCGGACCCTGCGCGCCAGCCGGACCCTGTGGCCCCGTGCCCCCGGTCGCCCCAGCCGGACCCTCCGGGCCAGCGGGGCCGGTCGCCCCGTCCAGGCCGGATTCACCCTGCGGGCCAGGCGGTCCGGCTGGTCCCACGGGGCCGCCCGTGATGACATCCACCACCAGCACGTCCAGGGCGGGGGTCACGTCCACCGTGGGATCCGTCATGGCGTCACCACCTCGCGCGTTACGTCCTGCGTTACGGTCACGGGACCCGCCACGATGGTGATGACGGATCCGCTGGGATACGTGAGCTCCAGATCCCAGCTGCCCCGCGTGAGCTCCACCGCGCCCCAGGCGTCCGCGGACAGGACCACGTTCACCATGTTGGGGGCGGCCACGTCGCAGGCCAGTTCGATCAGCCTGCTACCGCCCGGACGGTCGCGCACCTGGGCAGCTGCGATCACGCCCGTCAGGTCCGTTGGGATCCCGCCTGGCGTGTCCTCCCACACCCTGAACTGCCAGCCGTAGGTGTCGCCCCGATACAGGGCCAGGGGCATCAGTTCGGGCCTCACGTCCGCCTCACAATCTGCGCCTGGGCGGCCAGGTACGCGCCCCGTGCTGGCAGCTGGGCCTGGACGCCAGCCGCGGTGGAGCTCCAGGCGGACCCTGGTGCGAAATCCGTGGGGCCTGGCCCCGTCATGGCGCGATAGAACAGGCCGCCCCCGTCCGCGACGCCAGCCGCGGGGGCGGGGTTCATGGCCCAGCTGTCCGCCAGGCTGGCCACGTTATCGCCCAGGGTGATGTTGGGGACCAGCCGCGCCAGGGCCACGTCCACCTGGACGGTGGCCTGGTAGGCGGTCAGCGGCTGGGATCCCGCGTCATAACTGGTGATGGCCAGGGGCACGTTGGCCCCGTTCTGGCCGGGGGCCATGTTCTGGCCGGGGATGGACGCCTGGCCCGCGCTGTCGGGGGTCAGGTTCCCGCTGGCCACCAGGGTGTACTGGGTCAGCCCGGACACCTGCCCGAGTGCTGGCAGCACCAGCACGGGGATGGGCGCGGTCACCAGGGCCGTGGTGCTGTCAGCGGGGTCGCGGTACGCGGTCCGGATCAGTGGCACGTCCAGCAGGTTCAGCCCCGACAGCTGGGGCAGGATGACCGGACCCCACACCTGCCCTGGCAGCGGGGCTGGAAACACCGCCGCGGCCATCATCGTGCCATTGAAGAACTCCACCGCGGTGCCGCTGCTGTTCGTGTCCGCCCCCAGCCGCAGCGGCCAGGTGGTGTTCGTGGTGGTGTCCGGCGCGCTGCCCGAGCTCGCCACCTGGCCCCCGTCCACGTACAGGCCCACGAATACACCGTCCTTGCGCACAGCCACGGTGTGGGCGTTCGTGTCCAGGGCGGTGGGGGCGGTCAGCAGCACGGTGCCCCCGGAGCGCACCACCTGGGGTTTGCCGGTGGCGTCCAGCCGCAGCTGGTAGCCGCCCGCGCCCTTACTCATCAGCGTCCGATTCGCGCCCGTCGCCCCGCGCTTGATGTAGCACCACAGCACCCACTGGTCGCCCAGGTCCAGGCTGGCGTGGGCGGGCACGGTCACGTACTGGCTGGTGCCATTGAACGTGACGCCCGCGGATCCGCCCAGGGTCGGGCTGCCCACGTACTGGCCGTGATTCGCCACAGGCCCCCAGGCCCACGCCCGCGGCCCGGACGTTTCGGCCAGGTCCCACCAGCTGACGGTCCGCTGCTGGTCAGCCACTGGCGGTCCAGGTGATGTTCACGCGGTCCATCCCGCCCGGAGCTCCGATGGCGGATTTCAGGCTGTCGCCCTCCACCACCCACGGTGCCCAGCCCGGACCGCCCGAGGATCCGCCGAGATACGCCACCCACTGCGCCCCCAGGTCCAGCATGGCCTGGTAGCTGACGGGCTGGACGCCCGTATCGGTGCCCAGGACCAGGCTGGCGGTGGCGTTCCCGTCCGCGTCCACGTCCCAGCTGACGCCCAGCAGCCGGACCACCGTGTCCAGGGTGGCCCCGAATCCGTCAATCACCAGGTGGACCCGCCCCGTGAACAGGGGCACCGCCTCCACCGCGGCCACCGCCGCCGCGTCCGCGTACACCAGCGCCTGTTCGTACCCCCGGCTGGGTAGCTTCGTGCGCGCCAGGAGGAATTTTGCCCAGGCGTCCACGTCCGGATCCGTCAGCAGCCGCAGGTCCATGCGGCTGACGGTCCGCAGCCCGTATTTCGCCAGGCGGGCCGGGTCGGTGTCCGTCTCCGTCACCGCGACGCCCCCTGCGCGGGCCGCGTTCACCTGGTTCCGGATGGTGTCGCGGACGGTCACCAGCTGGATTCCACCCAGCGGGATCCCGCCCACCTGGCAGCCCAGCTGGAGCACCGGAGCTCCAGGCGTCCAGGTGGTGGTGCGGGTCCGGTACACCACGCGGCCATCCGGGCGGAAATCCACGCTGCCCAGTTCGTTCTGGACCGCGGCCAGCGTGTCCGACCAGGCGGAATTCACCAGCGCGCCAGCCTGGAGCAGGACACCGCCCGCCTCGAGGTCACGCTGGCCGGATCCCGTGGCCACGCCCGCCAGGTCCAGCAGCCTCGCCACCCGCGCGCTGGCCGTCTCCTGCGGAAACGTGGTGGGCGTGTCCACCGCGGCCATCTTGGCTGCGCCATCCACCGCGCTGATGCGGCACACCGGACGCGGGGCCAGGCTGGGGTCGTCAGCGGGTTCCAGGTCGTGGCGGATCTCCTGGACACGCCCGATGAACGCCACCTGGCCCGCCAGGCTGACGCGGACGGGCACGCCCACGTCGATCTGCCCGGTGTACGCGCCGCCTGGGTTCGCGGGGTCCAGGTCCCGCTGCGGGTCGTACAGGTAGATGCTCGCTTCCCCCGCTTCGGGCACCGCGATCACCCCGCGGTCCTCGCTGGCCCCACGGTTCCAGCCCGCCCCGAATACCTGGCAGGTGATGGCCCGCCAGACGCCAGCGTCAGTGGCTGCGAACTCCACCACCACGGGCACCGCCACCGCCTACCACTCCCGCGTGGGGGCGTCAGCGCCGTTCGTATCGGTCCAGTGCCGCCACCCCTGCTGGACCGCCTGGACCACGCGCCTGGGATCCCCGCCGTACACGTTCACGGTGACCCCGCCCGCGGAGCTCCGCCCCGACAGCGCGCTGACGCCCAGGGCGCCTGGCATCAGCCCCATGCGCGCGGAGCTCCCGCCAGGGGCCGCCAGGCTGAATGGCAGGCTGGGCAGGCTGATGCCTTTGAGCGGATTGATGGAGTCGAGGAATTTGCCCAGTTCCCCGATGGCGTTCCCCAGCCACGTCACCAGCTTGATGAGAATGTCCACCACCCCGCTGATGACGCCCACCACGATTTTCAGGGCCTCTGCCACCACATGGATGGCGGGCACCAGGACGGGCACCAGCAGCCCGATGAGCTTCCCGATGCTGGTGATGATCGGGACCAGCGCTGGCAGAATTTCGGTCAGGATGGGGAGGAATGCACTTCCTATCGTTTCCGTCACTTCGCTGAACGCGATGTTGGCGGTGGCCATGGACCCTTCGGTGCTGGTCCCGTACGCCTCCGCCTGGCCCGCCGCCTTCTGCTGGGCCGCGGTCAGGATTTCGGTGGCGGATTTCCCCTTGGCGTTCATGTCCACGAGCTTCGCCAGGCTGGTGGCGTTCCCGTCATGGGCCTTTGCCACCGCCGCGGCTGCCGTCTCCAGGCTGACGCCCGACAGGCGCGCCACGTCCTGGGCGGTGGCCAGCAGTTCATTGGCCTTGCCCACGTCATGGGTGGCCCCCACCAGGGGCACCAGGGCGTCGCGGATCTCCGTATCGCTGAACGCCAGCGCCTGGCCCGCATCGATGGCCGTCTGCACCTGGGCCGCGTAGTCCCCGTGCGCCGCCCCGCTGGCCTCTACCGCGGCCTGGAGGCGCGCCTGTTCGGTCGCGTCCTCGCTGGCCGCCTTGGTCCAGTCGCCCAGGACGCCCACCACCGCGACGCCCGCGGACGCGATGGCACCCACGGGGCCTGGGATGGCCCCCAGCGCGCTGGCGAATGTCCCCAGGCTGGCGTTGCCGTCCGCCAGCCCCTTCACCAGGCCGGACACGTCGCCCACGATGGCCACCTGGAGCGGGATGGTCATGCCCGACACCTCGCTGCCCGAGCTCGCGCCCTGGCCCGCCGCGCCTCGCGTTCACGCACACGGGCATACGCGGACAGTTCCGCGTAGGTCAGTTCACGCACCTGGGCGGGCGTCAGGCCCAGGACCAGCGCCAGGGTCACGATTTCCTCCGCGATGGCCTGGTGCTGCGGGCTGCCCGTAAGCCCGCCCGCGTAGGGTCCGGGGCCGCGTGCCCGTTCGTGCTGGCGGGCTGGGGCAGCACGCTGGGCAGCCATGCGTCCGTCTGGTCAAAGGGCGTCTCCGCCAGGGCGCGCAGGCGCGGGTCCGGGCTGGTCCGCAGCCGTCGCACGCGGACCCACAGCAGCGCCTGGCGGATCCGCAGCTGGAGGGGCAGGGGCAGCCGTTCGGGGTGTTCGATGGCGGACAGGCTGTCCAGGCCCAGCGTCTCGCAGATCAGCGCCGCCTCACCCAGCCCGATGCTGCCCGCGATGGTGGCCGCGTCGCTGTCACCGATCAGCACGGGCGTGGGCACGTCCAGCCCTGCGAGCTCCACGGGCGTCAGGCCGTCCAGGCCGTCCAGTTCAGCCACCATGGTCCGCCACCACCTGCCCGATGCCCGCCTCATACAGCGCGACGATTTCCGCCTGCGCGCCATCGATGGCCGCCTGGGTGTAGCCGTAGGCGGATTCGATGATGGCCGCGTACTCACGGTCCGATTCGAGCCGCGCGCTGGTGTCCTCGCCTACCGCCACCAGGCTGGCCGCCAGCGCGCCCGTGCCGCGCCCGGTGGTGTTCGGAACGTTCGCAGCTGCCCTGGGGGCCACGAGCTCCGCGATGGCCTGGTGCGTGGCCGCCAGGTGCTGGACCCCTTCACCGATGGCGGTGAAGGCCGCCTGGGCCTCTGGCAGCCCCGTCAGCGTCGCGCTGATGGGGTCAGCCATCAGACTTCGCCGCCCTCCGATTCCGGATCCACGTCCGCGTCCGCCTGCGGGTCCGCCTGGCCGCCCGTTTCAGGGGTGGCCGGATCCGGCGTGTCAGCCACCTGGCCAGCAGCAGCCCCAGGATCCACCTGGTCAGGGGCATCGTCCGGGGGCGTGGGTTCCATCGTTGTCATACCGCCACCTGTCCTTCCATGGGCGTGGTGTCCGCGGGTTCGGACGTGTCCGGGGATTCAGCCTGGAGCTCCAGGCTGGCGGGGAACGCGGCCACCGCGGGCACCGGCTTGCCCTGGACGGGCATGGACACGGTGAACTCCGCGTATTCATCCACGGTGCCGCCGTACTCGACAGCCACCGCGCGACAGGTGCCCGCCATACCGGGTTCAGTCGCGCTGGGGGTGTGCCCCTGGCCGTAGCCGTCGACCTGGAAGCGGATCAGCGCGCCGTCATTGTCGAAAAGAAACCGGGCCAGCCCGTCCACGGTGTCCCAGCCCTGGGCGCCCTCCAGTTCCAGCGCCCAGGTGGTGGGCGTGAACTGGGAGTAGAAACCGCTGGTGCAGAGGGTCCGGTAGTCCTTCTGGTCCCCCGCGCTGGGCACCAGGCGGGCCGTCTTTACCTGGCAGTCATATTCCTTGAACGTGCCCGTGGCCAGGGCCAGTTTCACCTGGGCATCTTTGAGCAGCAGCGGGCCGGTGTACGCCATCGGGTGTCCTCCAGGTCAGCAGGTTTGGTAGACGCGGGCGGCCAACAGGGTGGCGGTTAGATAGTCCGCCCCGCCCAGGGCCAGCTGGCGGGGCGCGCTGATGTAGGGCCGTTCCCAGCCCGGAGCTCCAGCCACCGCGGCCAGGGCACTGGCGGCCAGCGTCTCCAGCTGGGCCTGGCTGGCGGTGCTGTCGAATGCGCCAGCCACCAGCAGCACGCCCCAGCGGACGCGGAAGGTGCCCGGACCCATCACGCGGGCGTGGGTCGGCCCGGGCAGGGGTTCCACCCATGGCGCGCCGCCCGTCAGCAGGATGGCGGGCGGGGTCCAGCGGCCAGCGCCCAGCACCACCACTGGCCCCACGGGGGCCAGCAGCGCGGCCAGTTCGGTCCGGCTGTCGCCCAGCAGCTGCGCAGGGGGCGTCAGCCGATCGCCAGCCGTCGCCACCGTTCCAGCTGCGGCTGGACGTATGCCAGGGCGTCGCGGGCCACTTTGACCGCCTGGCCCTGCTGGTCCGCGTACTGGGCGGAATCGAACTTGGTGTCAAACCGCCCGTAGGCGTTCAGGGCCGCGGTGGCCGCCGCTGCCCGGATGCTCGCGTCCCCCGCCAGCAGCACGGGATCGTCGGCTGGCGTGGGGCGGTCCAGGACCCTGGCCACATCGGTGTTCACCGCGTCCGCCACCAGCTGGGCGCGCGACAGCTGCGCCGCGGTGGCCGTGGTGGGGTCAACACCCACCAGGACCAGCAGCTGCGCAGCCGTCACCCACGCTGGGATTTCAAACGGATCCGCGGGCAGGGTCACGGCCCCTACTTCCGGCTGCGGCTGGAGGATTCCCCTTCGGGGGCGTCAGCCGACGCGGCGGTGCACAGGACCACGCCCTTCGGCACGTACACCGCGCCCACGCCCATGGACCAGATGGCCTGGTCCTGGCCCAGGTGGGCCACATCCTCCGCCGTCGCCTGGAACGGGCCATCCTCCACCCACGCCGCGGCCTGGCCGTTGGAAACGATGAGATCCAGCGGAGGCAGGTGCGGGGCGTGGATGACGCGCAGCCCGGAAACGGTCACGTTCAGGGTGGCCGCGTTCGCGCTGCCCGCCGCGTTCATGACCGGCTGCGGGTACAGCAGGACGCCCATGCGGGTGAACAGGGTGTCACCTGCCAGCACGAAACTGGCGGGGGATCCGGTGGCCGCCTGCACCTTGATGCTGGCGTCGAAGATGGCCGCCAGCAGGGCAGGGGACGTGGTGCCCGGGTCCAGGCCCACCCCGTGGCCGGGGGCCGCCACCAGCTGGGCCGTGAACGCCGCGTCCGTGACCGCAGCGTGACCCGCCAGCATCAGCCGCCCGTACGCCGAAAGATACGCGGGCTCACTACGGCGGATCAATTGCCAAGAAATGTCACTGCCGCCCGCATAGGTGACCAGGGCACCCTGGGCGCGCAGGATGGGCACCTTGACGCTGGTAATTTCGGCCTTTTCCGTCGCCTGGACGCCCACCAGGGTGGACACGTCGACGGTGGTGTACGGCCAGCTGATGGTGAGTCCGCTGCCGCCTGGCACGTCGCGCCCGAACGCCTCCACCACGGGGCGGTTCGCTGCGAGGATCCCACGCACTTCGCCCTGGACGCCTGGCGTGGTGACGCCCGGATTGTCCACGGTCGTCTGGTTCGCCAGGGCACGCGCCGCGTACGCCATCTGGCCCCAGTTCAGCACCGGATCCCCGCGTTCCACCGTCAGGCCGCGCTGGATCAGTTCGCCCAGGGTGCGGACGCCCGCCCACGGGCTGACCTCCACCTGGCCGCCCGCGCGGAGCTCCGCCCAGGCCCGCTGGGCGCGCTCAAGCTCGCCCAGCACCACCGTCCGGGCCAGCGCCTGGACGCGGGCCTCATCGAAGGCGGGCGGGCTGGCGGGTGAGTCGCCAGGGGCCGCCTGCGGGTCCTGCTGTTCTGTGGTCACGGTGCTGCCCTCCCGGACGGCTACGGTTGCCCCCTGGTACGCGGGGCGGTAGGTACCTGCGATGCCGTGGGCCACTGCCCCGGCGACGTGAGTGACCGCCCCGCGCGCCCGCTGGACGCGGCCAGGCGTGAATTCGATGGACACGCTGTCCATGCCCGCGCGGACGCGCTCCGCGTAGTCACGGGCGGCCTGGCTGTCCAGCAGGCGGCCCCGATACGCCAGGCCCGCGTCTGTCTCCTGGGCGCGGGCCATGCCCACCACCACCCCGTCATGGCGGTCCAGCAGGGCCATGCGGCCCCCCGCCTCCACGTAGTCCCCGAACGCGCCGCGCTGGAACGTTTCGGTGGCGTCCCCGTACTCCTGGGTCGGCCCCCGGACGGGCACGCCGTAGGGGACCGCGATGCCCTCCACCGTCCGCCCGTCGCCGTCCTGTTCGTCGCGAAGGGCAATGGTGCCCGTGAGCTCGCGAGTGGTCATGCGGCTGCGCTCCCATCCACTACGGTCAGGGGCGCGGGGCCAGCTGGAGGGGCAGCTGGCGCGCCCAGGTCGAATTCACTGTCAGCAGCGGGGGGCAGGTTCAGCCGTTCGCGGATTTCGTCGCGCGTCATCCACTTGCCCAGGGCCATCTGGTAGTACCGCCCCTGGGCCTCCAGGTCGGGCACGGTCAGGGCCGACAGGTCCACCACCACGCGCCTGCCCGTCTCGCTGGTGGAATACACCCCCGGCAGTTCTTCGGTCAGGGCGTCACCGATCGGCCCCGCGTAGGCGGACAGGGTGTAGCGGACCAGATCAATGCCCGCGGATTCGGTGTTCACGTACGTCAGGGAGCTCGCGTAGTTGGGCACGTTCGCGAGATGGGGCGGTACCCCGAAATAGCGGGCCACCGCGGCCCCCAGCCGCCCAGCCGCCTCGCTGGCCCCAGCTGCTGCCAGGTCCGCCCCGAACGCGTCCAGCTTCGCGCCCCGCCCGAACACCGCGGGCTGCCCCGGATTGTTCTGGCGCTGGGTCACGTACCTGGTCCGGATTTCGTCGGCCTGGTCCTGGGTCAGCGCCTGGTCCGTCGTGATGACGGTCCGCGGAGCTCCGCCGTTCTCCCAGAACGCCGCGTCATAGCTGGCGGACGCAAAGGCCGCGGTGAACGTCTCGCGCGCCAGCGCGATGACGCCCGACAGTTCGCCCTGGACCCCTGGCCACACATCGCGGTACACCGGGCGGACCCCGTTCGGCCCCACGTCCTCGCCGCGGTAGTACCAGGTGCCCTCCGCATAGTGCACTTCGTCGGGCAGGGCGGGCACCAGGCTGCCAATCACGCCCTCGCTGTCCAGGTCGCCCCGCCGCAGCAGCGGGCACCAGGACCACAGGGCCATGGTGGCCGCCACCCGCCAGCGCCAGTTCCGCGGGGTGATCGTCTGTGCGGGCCTGCGCACCAGGCGGCTGTCGGGCAGGTGTTCGCGCCCCCGCCACTCGCCCCAGCCCGCGTTCCCCAGGGCGTCCGCGATCAGCTGGACACAGCGGTGGGCCACCGATTCGCCCAGGACCGTCCGGCTGTTCATGGCCAGGGCCGCTGGCCCCACCACCAGCGGTGGCGCGGATGACAGGGCCAGGGTGCCGGGGGTTCCGTCCAGGACCGCGGGGGCGGTGGCCACCTGCCCAGGGGCGGCCTTACCGCGCGCCCGCGCTGCCCTGGTCCGTTCGCGCTTCCCCACCGTGGGGCAGGTTACAGCGTCATTTCACAGGATTTCCAGTGTGGCCGCCGCCGGCGGCCTGAATTTCCAGTGTGCGTGGAATTTATAGGGTGGGCCCATGGGGTTTTGGAGCTCCGGAATTCCAGCCACACTTCAGCGGGCCACCGCTGGGTTTCCCGTCCTCCGGTGGCCCGGACCGGATCCGGACGTCCGGTACGTCCGGTGCAACGCAGGCGGCCGGTTCGTTGCACCCGGCGTGGGTGCTGCTAATTTTATTAGCACCCCCCCTCAGAACACCTGGGGGCCTGGATCGAACTCCGCGGGCCGCAGCAGGCCCAGCACCGCCCAGGCGGTGGCGCGGATGGCGTCCACGTCGCCCGTGGATTCCGCCACCGACAGGTACCAGCGCCCGCTGTCCACTGGCGCGCTGGGGCGGACCCTGCGCACCTGGTCCGCCAGCAGCGGGTCCGCGCGGTGCAGGATCCGCCCGCCCAGGATCTCCGAACGGAACAGTTCGCTCGCCATGACCAGGCGGCTGGGCGTCAGGGCGTACAGCTTCACCCCGCGGCCAGCTGCCCACGCTTCCAGGGCGGGGGCGATGGCGTGGGTGGCGCTGTAGGCGATGGCGTCCGGCTGCCATTCATCTACCGCGCTGGCCACCGCGCGCAGTACCGCGTCCGGGGGCAGCGTGGGCGCGTCGACGTCCAGGCCCGCGCGGAGCTCGCGTGTCACCTGGACCCATGACCGCCCGTCCAGATCCACCGCGGCCACCACGCTGGCGTGCCCCCACGTCCGGCTGGCCTCCACCGCCAGCACCACCCGCTGGCCGTCCAGCATGGGATCCGGGGCGGCCAGGGCCGCCCACGCGCCCAGGGGCAGCCATTCATCGGACCCCGCGGACCACAGGTTCAGGCGTTCGGAGCGGAACATTTCGGGCGGCTGGAGGCGGAAGGATTCCGCGATGGTGGCGGGGCTGATGCGGTGGTCCGCGATGGCGGGGCTGGCCAGCGGCCACGCCCTGGCGTCCTCCGGGTCCGCGTCATCCGGCGGGGCGTACCAGGTCATGCCCAGCCCGCCTGGCGGATCATCCCCGCCCGCGATTCGCGCGCCGCGCTCCCACCAGCTGCGCAGCAGCACGCTCCGGTCATCCCCCGCGGTGCTGATAGCCACGATCAGCCCGTGCCCCGCGGTGGCGGCCTGGGTGGTGGTGGGTTCCAGGGCGGCCCACACCGTGAAATCCCGCTGGGTCCGCACTTCATCGAACACCGCGAGGCCCACGGTGTAGCCGCGGATGGCGTTGGCCGCCTCGCGGCTGGCCACGTGGTACTCGCGGTGGCGCCCGTACATGGCACTGCGGATCCCCAGGTAGCGGGTCACCGCCAGCCCGCGCCTGGCGTATGGCCCCACGCGGGCTGCGATGGGGGCCAGGTCCGCCATGACCGCCTCATACGGGATCCGGGCCTGGGTGCGGTCGTGCGCCAGCCCCAGGATGACGCGCCAGGGTGGCGTGCCCCGCCCCGTCAGGCCGTAGCCGATCAGCGAGCGCATCAGCGCGGTTTTCCCGTTCTGGCGGGCGGTGCTGATGACGTACAGGCGGTGCACCAGCCGCCCGGATCCGTCCACCGCCAGTGCCCGGTTGATGGCGCGCCGCTGCCAGCGGTCCAGTTCCAGGCCCAGTTCCGTGCTGGCGTATCGGGCCACGTCCGGGCCGTAGGATCCCGCGACGCCCTGGGGCAGGGGGGTCTGCCAGCGGGGGCTGGGGTAGGCGCGCCTAGCCGTAGTCCACGCGGCTACGGGGCCGCGGGGTTTCCACGCCCTCCCAGGGCCGTTCCGACTGGTCCAGTTCCGTGCCCAGTTCGTGGGCCACCTTCACGCCCAGGTCCAGCAGCCTGGCCCGCGTGGCCAGGTCCGGACGCTTCGGGGGCACCGCGGGCAGCTGGGCGTCCAGCAGCCCAGCGTCCGGGGGCACGGGTGCGAGCTCCGCCAGCACCGCCTCCAGTTCCGCGCGCAGGGCCGCCTGCCACCGTTCCAGGAGGCTGGCCGTCTCCGGGCCTGGAGCTCCGCGCCTGGTGTGACGTCGCGCGGGGCTGCCCCCGTCCAGGCCCTTCACGCCAGGCCGGATGGTGGCCGTACCGCGTCCAGGATGCTGGCTTCCCACTGTTCGTCACGTTCCAGCAGCGCCTGGTCCACGTCCTGGGTCATCGGCGGGGGCACGCTGTACGGATCGATGGCGTCCGCTGCCACGTACACGATGGTGGGATAGCTGGCCCCGTCGCTGTAGACGCTGCCCGTGGTCACCTGGATGGCGCGGCTACCGCCCGCCACCGTCTCCCCGATGGGGGCACCCACCACCCACACGGTGCTGAGCTTCGCGAATGACCCCTCGCGCTGGGTGAGATTCGCGTCCGCGTAGAACTCCACCCCCGCTTCCACGTCCGCGCGCTGGCCGGTCGTCAGGTTCGGGGCCGCCTTGATTGCCACGTCCGGTCCTCCAGGGGGCGCGCCCCAGCTGCGCAGGGTGGTGGAGTGATTCCCGTCGGACCAAAGGGCGGGCGTCAGGTCCGACCAGCGCGCCCACGCACCAGCCGCGCCCTGGGGCCAGAGGGGATCGAAGTAGCCCACGAGCTCGTCAGCTGGGCGGTAGCCGTACAGCGTCACCCCGTGCCCGAAATCCCCACCCTGGCACTTCAGGTAGTCCGGCAGATCCCCGTATTGCAGGCTGGCCGCCACCGCCAGGCCCGCGCCCAGCTGGCCCCGGATTTCGTCAGTGGCGATAGCTTCCAGGCTGATGCCCAGGGCGTCCCGTGCTCCGTTCCGCAGTTCGCTCGCGTTACTCCCCGCGTTATGGCTGCGGCCAGCAGCTGCGCGGATTTCATGGGCCTCCTGGAACATGCTGGCGGACAGGTCAGGTTCCGCCGTCCAGCACGCCATATGGGCCGCGCAGTAGCCGCAGCACACCAGGGGCGTCTCCCCCGTTTCCGTGATGACCGCCAGGGGCGGGTCCAGGCCCGCCACCCTCCCATAAGGCGCGCTGGTGGGGCCGCCGTACATATCGGGGCCAGCCATGCCGCTGTCCCGTTCACGGGTCCGCCAGTAGGCCCGCAGCACCCAGCGCGGAACCGTCAGGACGCCCGCGGGCTGGACGCTCACGTCACCACCCCGTCCGGGTGATTTCCAAATAGAACGGGCGTTCTAGGGGTCCTCCCGGCACTATTCCGCGCAGAAC